CTTTTTTTGTTGCGCCGCGTCCCTCGCGCCCCCCCGGGGGGGGGGGGGGGGGTGAAAGGAGTGAAAACATGAATGTCAATCGCAAGGTTGGCACTGGCTTTGAAAGAGACTTATGCCTGAGCCTGTCGGGTTGTGGCTTTTGGGCGCACAATCTCGCTCAGAACAGTCAAGGTCAGCCGTTCGATGTGATTGCGGCTCGAAACGGTGTCAGCTATCCCATTGACTGTAAGGATTGTTCCAAGAACATTTTCAAGATGGAGCGTATCGAAGAAAACCAGTTTTCCGCTATGTCCCTTTGGGAAGAAACGGGAAACGGAGAGGGCTGGTTTGCTCTCAGAATGATGAACGGTGCTGTGTACTTCCTGTCCTTCACGGTGATACGCAACCTGTTCTTGATGAAGACCGTTCTCTCTGCGTCTGAGATTAGACAGTTCGGTATCACACTCGGAGAGTGGGTGTCCCAATGCAAGTAACTGTTGGCAATCAGCTCCGAATTGAGAACCCGTCTGAGCAGTTGCTTACATGGTGTAAGAAGCAGCTTATTCTTCCCAATCCTGAGTACGCCAAGAAAGTCCGTATGCACTTTTGGGTCGGCAACACCCCTGAGAAGTTGTACCTGTTCCAATGGGACGGTGACACACTGGTTCTCCCCTATGGTTGTTTGAACAATGTGTTGGCGATGGACGATTGCCACATGAAGGTCAATCTTCCCACACCGACCGAAGTGGACTTCGGTTGCACCATTCCGCTCTATGATTATCAAGTGGAAGCTAAGGAAGCCTTGATAACGGCCTATTACGGTATTCTTCAAGCCCCTGCTGGGTGTGGTAAGACACAGATTGGAATTGCTGTTGCGGCAGATACAGGTCGAAGGACACTCTGGCTGACTCATACACGGGATTTGCTCGTACAGAGCAAAAGCCGAGCGGAGCAGTACATGAGTCCTTCTCTGACTGGCACAATCACCGAAGGTAGGGTTCAAATCGGCAAGGCAATCACCTTCGCAACGGTACAGACCATGTGCAACCTCGATCTGAGTCAATACCGTGATGTTTGGGATTGTATCATCGTGGACGAGTGTCACCGTGTAGCCGGAACTCCGACCGCTATGACGCAGTTCTCAAAGGTGCTGAACGCTCTGGCAGCTCGGCACAAGTACGGTTTATCCGCTACGGTTCACAGGGCAGACGGTATGATTGCCGCCACCTACGCTCTGCTGGGTGGGATTGCCTATCAGGTGCCGGAGGAAGCGGTAAAAGACAAGATCATGACCGTCAGCGTTCTACCCCGTGCCACACATCAAGGATTCAGCCGTGAGTTCTTGGACACGGACGGTACGATTATCTATGCCAAGTTGGTCAATTTCCTCGCTGATAGGTATGACCGGAATGATTTGATTGCTGCTGACCTTGTAGCAAATCGAGATCATTACAATCTTATTCTTTCTGATAGGCTTAGTCATTTGGAGAACCTAATGAACCATCTTCCTCCCGACCTGAGAAAACAAGCGGTCATGATTGATGGGAAGATGACCACGAAGAAAGCCAAAGCTCTCCGAGAACAGGCCATTGAGGAAATGCGGCAGGGGCGCAAGCGGTATCTGTTTGCTACCTACTCTCTGGCGAAAGAAGGCTTGGACATTCCCCGGCTCGACCGGCTGTACCTGACTACGCCGCAAAAGGACTACGCTGTGATAACTCAGAGCATTGGTCGTATCGCTCGTACCTTCGAGGGAAAGGGAGAACCCATCGCCTATGATTATGTGGACGATGGTATCCAGTATCTCGTGAGAAGTTACAAGAAGCGGTGTACCACCTACCGCAAGTGCGGTTGTAAATTCATCGAACAGGAGGTGTCGAAGTGAAGTTAGGCAGTCTGTTTGATGGCAGCGGGACTTGTCCTCTTGCCGCTTCTGCGGTCGGTATTATCCCGGCATGGGCGAGTGAGATCGAGCCTTTCCCAAAAGCTGTCACACAGTCCCGTTTTCCCAAGATGGCTCACCTTGGTGATATTACCAAGATGAATGGCGCAGAAATCGAGCCGGTCGATGTTATCACCTTCGGCTCTCCGTGCCAAAACCTCTCGATTGCTGGGAATGGTAAGGGTCTTGCTGGTCAGGAGTCTTCTCTATTCTTTGAAGCAATCCGAGTTATTCAGGAAATGAGGTGTGCCACCAATGGGAGATTTCCTCAAATCGTCATTTGGGAAAATGTTTATGGAGCTTTTAGCTCGACACAGGGAGAAGACTTCCGAACAGTCATCGAAACTCTCTGGAAAATCTGCGAGGGAGACGATAGCGTTCCTCGATATGCGGAAGACAAGCAAGGACGGCAAAAATGGCCGCACACCGGATTTGTCTTGGGAGATCATTCCTCTATCGCTTGGAGAGGACTTGATGCTCAAGGTTGGGGAGTTCCCCAAAGACGCAAGCGTGTCTTCGTTGTCCTCGATCTTGGAGGTCAATGTGCCGGACGGATACTATTTGAGCGTGAGGGCTTGCGAAGGGATTTTAAGAAGGTCAGGCGAACGGGGCAAACCGTTAGGCCCACTTCTGAAACAAGCCCTGTTGAACACTATCGTGTTTATGCAGTCGAAAACCACGCTCAAGACAGCCGAGTGTCCCTCAGACCTGATAACACCGTCCAAACCCTCGCTGGACGAATGGGAACAGGGGGGGGTAATGTCCCTTTAGTTCTTGTCCCATGCTTCGGACAGGCTTCCTATGATGAATATGCACCCACGGAACAAGCGGTTACGCTGAAAGCCACGGGCGGCAATTATGGGGGGGGTACTGAGACATTGGTGTTAGAACCAATCGGAGCAGATTTTTACAATCAGGCTATTACGGGGGGGGTAACGATGACATTGGCTGCCGCCAGACCTGACCACCATCATCTTCCATGTGCGCTTATCCCGTACACCTTGAAAATCCGCTCTGGTTGTGAGGGGGGGGGTAAGGGCGCTTTGATACAGGAAGATAAGAGCGCAACGCTCTCATGTAACAACGACCAGACTCTCTTTGTTCCCACACAGACCGAGAACGGTGAAGTCATTTATCTGGCTCGAAAGCTCACTCCGACCGAGTGTGCGTCCCTCCAAGGGTTCGAGAAAGATTGGTGTGCGCTGGTTCCTCACAAGGACTCTGCGGAGTACAAGATGTGGGGAAATGGCATGGCTTTTCCCTGTATGCTCTACATCATGGAGGGTGTTCAGGAAATCCTTGCCGAAAGGTATCTGGATAATCTCTTTGGAGGTGATACCACTGAACCTTGAACCTTTCATTTTTGACTGCGAGGTGTTTGCCTACGATTGGCTTTTTGTCTTCAAGAACAAGGTCACGGGGGAATACACCGAGATTTGGAATGACAATGAAGCGGTCGAACAATTCATGACCCAAGAACCCCTGTTGGCAGGGTTCAACAATAAGCACTATGACCAATTCATTCTGAAAGCGGTTCTTTCAGGCTTCACGCCGGAGGAAATCAAGGCGGTCAACGATTTTATCATCGTTGGTGGTCACGAGGGCTGGGAGTACACCCCTCTCCGTGACTGCGGGATTTTCTTTGACCAATATGACCTGATGGACGATTGCCAGATGGGGTTGTCCTTGAAAGCAATCGAAGCGCACCTCGGAATGGATATTCGTGAAACCACCGTTCCGTTCAACATCGACCGCCCTCTGACTGAGGACGAGAAGCGAGAGGTCGAGTTCTACTGCCGCCATGATGTTGACGCAACCGATAGGTTGGACGATCTTCGTCAAGGCTATCTGTCCAGTAAGCTCACACTGGGTCGTGAAAAGGGGCTGTATCCTGCAAAAGCCCTCTACATGACCAACGCCAAGTTGACCGCTGCTTACCTTGGCGCAGAGCAAAAACCGCACTATGACGAGCGGGAATATCAGTATCCGCCGAAGCTGCTTCGTCAGTACATTCCGCAGGAAGTGTTCGACTTCTTCGAACGGTTGAAGGACAAGAGTATTCCTGACGAAGTGGTATTCAAAGAAAAGCTCGATTTGATGGTAGGCGGCTGTCCTTGCACCATCGCCTACGGTGGTATTCACGGGGCTATCCCATGTTACCGAGAGGAAGCCACGGAAACTCGCTCTATCCGCAACAAAGATGTTGCAAGCTACTACCCGCACCAGATGACCTTGAACGGTTATTGTAGTCGAAATATTCCCTCTCCCGATGTGTATGCCGCCACCATTGAGCGGCGAGTCAAGGCAAAGAGGGCTGGTGATAAGGCTACGGCGAACGCTTTGAAGCTGGTGCTGAACACCACCTACGGAGCCATGCTGAACCGCTACAACGATCTGTATGACCCGCTCATGGGACGCTCGGTCTGTATTTCAGGCCAGTTGCAGTTGCTCGAAATGGCGGAACATCTTGTTCAGGACTGCCCCACCTTGAAGATCATTCAGCTCAACACCGATGGTATCATGGTCAGCCTTGATGACTGCGATGTTCCCATGTATCAGGAAATCACACAGGAGTGGCAGGACAGAACCGGCTTTGAGTTAGAGGAAGACCTTATCAAGATGATCTGTCAGAAAGATGTGAACAATTATGTCGAGGTTCCCTTTGAAGGCGACCCCAAAATCAAGGGCGGCGTTCTCGTTCGTGGAATTGCCCCGGCAGGAGCGTTCAACATTAACAACAACGCCTGCGTGGTTGCCAAGGCCGTCAAGGATTATCTGGCCTACGGTATCCCGGTCGAAGATACCATCATGAGCTGTGACCGTCTGCTGGACTTCCAGTTGGTCGCCAAGGCCGGGAGTAAGTATGGTGACGCTCTCCATGAGGTAGACGGTCAAATGGAGGTTGTACAGAAGGTCAACCGGGTATATGCCACGGAAGATCATCGGTGCGGAACCCTCTATAAAATCCACCTCGGTACTGGCAATCCCGTCAAGATTGCTGGACTCCCCACAAAATGCGTTGTAGACAACGACAATCACCTGACGATTGATGTGGTTGACCGTGACTGGTATATCCGGCTGGCACGGCGTTATGTCCGAGATTTCCTCGGAGAGAAGCCACCCAAGCGAAATACCCGCAGAGTCAATTCTATCAAGAAAAAATTATTAGAAATGTTGGAGGTATAAATATGGCTACTACCAAGAAAGCCGCTGAGACTGCGGCGGCGGATTATTCCACCATGAATGTGTTCAAGAAGTTGCAGCTTGCCCGTGTGCGTTTCCTCGAAGCTGGCGTGGACAAGAGTGGCAAGCACATGAAGCTCGAATATAAGTATTTCGAGCTGGCGGACATTGTTCCCAAGGCCGAGCAGATTTTCCTTGAAATCGGTCTGATGATGGTTCCGTCCATGTACGGCGACAAGGCGACCGCTCGTGTCTACAATGTCGATGACCGTGAGGACTTCATTGACTTCGTTGCACCGTACACCCCCATTGCCCCCATCGTGTCCAACGCTGGCAATCAGGTCACAAACGAAATGCAGGCGACCGGCAGCTCCATCACTTACATTCGCCGCTACCTGTGGCAGCTCGTTCTTGACATTGTGGAGCATGACAGTATCGACAGCGGCGAGTTTGACACGACTCCCGCCCCTTCTCCCACCGTCACGAAGAAGCCCCCTGTGACCACTGAACAGCGTCAGGAGATCAAGAAGGAGCTGACCGGCGCTCCTGCTGGTGCGGCTACCGAGGAACAGGTCGGTACGCTGAAAAGTCTGCTGAAAAAGCTCATGGATATTGACGCAGAGCAGGAACAGTTCGTGCAGACCATCGCCATGAAGACCGAGGGATTTTCCAAGATTGAAGCCGACAAGTGTGACGCTCTGATCGAGGGCGTGAACAATATGCTGGCTGGCTACGAAATGAAAACGGCGAAGGAGGACTAAGGCATGATTGAAATTGATTGTCGCAAGTGCGCCAATGCAGACTTGGAAGCGGATTGCTGTAAGCTCTACGGTAACAATCCTGATACTGCCGTTCGGGAATGTGCCGCTGACGAATTTGTGAATTATAAGGAGGTAAACGAAAATGGAATGGCTTGACGGCAACAAAATCCAGATTATCCCTCCCAAGCGTCCGAAGAAGTTGACTGGTACTCGCTTCGCCACTATCCTCGGTCTGAACCCGTGGTCTACGCCGTTCGAGATTTGGTGTGAAGTGACCCGCACCTATCAAAAGCCGTTCGAGGACACGATCTACACCATCGCCGGTAAGACCATTGAGCCTAAGCAGGCTGAGTACATGAAGCAGACCTACTTCATGAGCAATCTGGTCACACCGACCGACATTTGGGGCAAAGACTACTTCCGTCAGACCTACGGTGACTTCTTTAGGGAAAGCCCCGTTCTCGGCGGTATGTGGGACTACTTGCTCTATGGCAAAGATGGCAAGCCCACCACCGTCCTCGAAATGAAGACTTCCAAGCGTGTCGAGGACTGGAAGGATGACATTCCTGAGTATTACGCTTTGCAGGCGGCGTTGTACGCTTACCTTCTCGGCGTGAACGAGGTTATCATGGTCGCTTCCTTCCTCGAACCCAAGGATTACGACAATCCTGAGAAGTTCGTGTGCAGCGGTGAGAATACCATCACCCGTCCCTTCAAGGTGTCCGAGCGGTATCCTGACTTCGAGAAGAAGTATGTGAAGCCTGCCCTGAAATGGTGGAAGGACTATGTAGAGAGCGGCATTTCCCCCGCCTTTGACGAGCGCAAGGACGCTGAAATCCTGAAAGCTCTCCGCACCAACAACCTGTCTCCTGAAACGGATATGGCGGCGCTGGTAAAGGAAGCCGAAGACCTGAAAGACACCATGGAACGGATTTTGGCTCATGAGGGTATCCCGGACATGGAAAAACGGTATAAGGTTGTGACTGACATGATTAAGAAAGCCGCAATCGCTCAGTTCCGTGACGGTGACAAGAAGGTGTCTATCGCTGGTTCTGCCTATAATTGGGAGGTCAGCCGTACTTCCACCACGAAGATCGACAAGGACGCTATGAAAGCAGACGGTATTCTGGCGAAGTACACGACCACCGAGGACAGCTACCGTATTTCCCCAAAAATCATTAAGGAGGATTGACCTATGAAGTTTTCCAAGTTCGTGAAGTCCCTCGCCCCTGATGGCGGCGCTATCTATGAGTACATGGATAAACGCTGGCTTGCTTCCCCGTCCGTACTTATGCTCATTCCCGATGGTATCCGCAGCGTGACCGGGTACAGCAACGAGAAAATGCCTGACGGTATTGGTCGCTTGATTTCTCAGGTCGGTTGCACCGAGTACGCCACGCTGGTCAAGGCAATTATGCCTGAGCCGGACGGCGCAATCAAGGATTGTGTCCGTATCTTCGCCACGCAGGACAGCACCATGACCCTTCCCATCACCAATGATGACTGGTCGCTGATCGAGAAGTCTGACTTCTGCGAAATCTTGTACGCTTACGATCTGGAAAGCGACAAGAGCGTACCGAAAGCCCTGCTGGTCAAGCAGTACGCCAAGTACCCCGATGACGAAGACCAGTTGGTTGGTATCATCTTCCCCTGTGAGTACACAGAACAGCTCAATTTCCACACCATAAAAGAAGTATGAGCGTTTGTGGTGGTTGCCCCATCTATTACAATGAATATTTCGGCGTTTATTGTGGAGGTGGGTGCTTAGGACAAAGCACTTGTGCCGAAAACCTAATAACTCTCGTTGCTAATATAGCAGACACTATTACAAGATCAAGAAAGGACGATAAAACAATGGCTAAAATCGGACTCACCGAGGGTTTCACCCTCATTCCCGAAGGTACTCATGTCTTTCAGATTACCAATGTGAAGTACAAGGAAGACTTCGGCAAGCTGGAAGTCTATATGCAGACACAGAACGGCAGTAAGCACATCGAGCGCTTCTCTCTGCTGAAATCCGATGGCTCTCCCAACGAGGGTGCATACAACGCTTTCAGCTACTTCGCCAAGACTGCCCTTGGCAATTTCGACCTGACCGAGATCGACCACACTGACCTGATTGGTCACTTCATCGAGTGCGATGTGGAACATGATGTTCAGGAAAACAAGAAGAAGCCCGGACAGAGCATTACCTTCGTCCGTCTGGCCGATAAGCGCCCCTCTGAGGGCTGGGGCGGCGCTGGCAATACAGTTACTACCCCCGCTGCTAAAACCGCTCCTGCGGCTTCTCAGGCCGCTCCTAAGACCCCGATGGATTTGGCAGCTCTCCTTGGCTGATACCGAGTGCGAGGGAGGGCTAATTTGAAAGGCTCTCCCTCGCCAATGGTATGTTGAAAACTATGTTGAAAGTGAGGATAAGCTACAATGGCAGAAGCCTATATTTGTTCGCTCTCCAAGGTTCAGCGCCACGCTGAAATCTGCAAGGAGATCAACAGGCTCTATGAGCAGAAGAACCATGACTACGGTGACAGCTTCCACCAGACCTTCGTTGAAGAAGGAATGGCGATGGCTCGTATCCGGTTGGGAGATAAGTTCAGCCGCTTCAAGACTCTCTCTCGTGGCTGTGAGCAGAAGGTCAATGACGAGTCTATCCGTGACACCCTGATTGACCTCGCCAATTACGCCATTATGACGGTGCTGGAAATGGAGGTCGCTGACGATGACGCTGAATGATTATCAGAAAGCTGCCGAGCGTACCTCTGGCAACCTGACTTCATGGGATAAGGTTCGCAACGGCTGTTACGGTCTGAACGGCGAAGCCGGAGAGTGCATTGACATTCTGAAAAAGACCGAGTTTCAGGGTCATGCTTTCGACCCGATGAAGATGGTTGACGAGCTGGGCGATGTTCTCTGGTATGTCGCACAGTTGGCAACCGGCTTGGGTGTGACCCTCGAATATGTGGCACAGCACAATGTCGATAAGCTGCTGGCTCGTTACCCTGACGGGTTCGACAGCGAAAAGAGTATTCACAGAAAGGAGTACGAAAATGCCTGACTGCTTTTCCAAGTCCGAAGTGACCGATTTTCTGAACTTCATGAAGCTGCCTGACGGAACCCCTGTTGTTTCCGATGACATGATGGAGTACCTGATGGCCTATGGCTTCTTTACTGCCCCTGCTTCCACCAAATACCACGGCAATTACGAGGGCGGTCTTCTGAACCACTCCCGCATGGTCACGGAGTACCTTCTGGCGCTCACTCAGGTCAATCACCTGATCTGGCGCAAGGCTCGTTCTCCCTTTATCGTGGGTATGTTCCATGACCTATGTAAGATCGACCAGTACCGCCACCCGGTAACAGGCCACATTGAAGAATTTAATGGTGGGCGTACACCAATCTATGACGAACAGGCGTGGGAGTACAACCCCGACACCCTCCTGAAAGGTCACGGCGATAAGTCCGTCATGCTTCTCTCTCAGTTCTACACGCTAACTGATGAAGAAATCATGTGTATCCGCTACCACATGGGCGCTTTCACCGACAAGTCTGAGTGGAATGACTACACCAGAGCAGTCCGCCAGTACCCGAATGTGCTGTGGACACACCAAGCCGATATGCTGGCAAGCCATGTTGCGGGGGTGTGAAGTATGTATATTCCAACAGTTTCTTTCGATTTCGATGGCGTAATTCATTCCTACCGAAGCGGGTGGAAGGGTGCCGCTGTTATCCCCGACCCTCCCGTAGAAGGGATTAAAGAGGTCATTGAACAACTCATAAGCGATGGTTTATGTGTGGTCATCTGTTCTTCTCGTGCGGAGTCCTTTGAAGGACAGACGGCGATTGCTGAATGGCTGAAACACTACGGGTTCCCGATGGTGCAAATTCAAGCGAGAAAAGTTCCTTCCATCGTTCATGTCGATGACCGTACAATCTGTTTCGATGGCAGAGCAAACCACCTCCACGAACAGATTATCAACTTCAAACCTTGGTATGAAAGGGAGTCTGAAAGTGAAAATCATTGAACCTTCTGTGGAGCTTATCAACGCTCCCGATTATAAGACCCTTCTGACCACCATCGAAGCTGCTGGGCGTACTTGCTACAAGTCCGAGGACAAGATCACGGACGGAAGCGCAGAGAAGTTCGTCCGGGGTATCATCAAGCGGGGCCACGAGGCTGTCATTGAGCATGGCTCTCTCACTGTCCGCTTCATCTGCGACCGGGGCGTGAGTCACGAGATCGTCCGTCACCGTCTGGCGGCGTTCTGTCAGGAGTCCACTCGGTACTGCAACTACGGTAAGGAGGGCTTCGGCGGCGAGATCACCGTCATTCGTCCCTCGACCTTCGCCAAGACCGACTCGACCTACCACATCTGGAAGCGGTCGTGTGAACACGCTGAGGTCGCCTACTTCGATCTGCTGAACGAGGGTTGTACCCCGCAGGAAGCTCGATCTGTCCTTCCGAACAGTCTTAAAACCGAGGTGGTCATGACCGCCGATCTCAGAGAATGGCGACATTTCTGCCGTATGCGCTGCCCCGTAGCGGCCCACCCCGATATGCGGGTCGTTGCCAATATGCTTCTGACCCTGCTGAAACAGACCTATCCCGTCTTCTTCGAGGACATTGAGGTATGAGAATTAAGAAAGCTGGCGGCAAGGTGTTCGGTGCGGTCTTAACTGCCGCCGAGAGAAAAGCGATGGACATGGAGATCAATCGTCAGATCGTGGAAGCCGACAGGCGCTACGCCGATGACATTGACGCTATGGTGCTTTACACTCTCCATGTTCACCTCGGTTTCGGCAAGAAGCGCCTGCGGAAGTTCTATGACGCTTTCTCTGCCGAGCATGACCGCCTTATTCAGTATTATCAAATGCCGGACGATTACACATGGCTCTGTAAAGAAATGTTGAAGCGTATCGGCGTTGATGTTGAAGCATGGAACAAAGAAAGGAAAGAACCCGATGAACCTGAAAAGCATTGACGGCAAAGTGCCGTATATCATGGCTGCGGGAAAGGACTTCGTGAAAGATGAAATGTCGCTGGCGGCGGCAGAGCAGATTTGTTCCCGTGGAACGCAGACCGCCAGCAAGCTCTTTCCCGATTTTCCCATCTGCGTAGATGACAAGTTCTATTTTGCTGGAACCTCGACAAAGCCTAAGTCCAGCAAGGCTAAGACCCCTTGCGAGGGCTGAGATTTTCGATCTTCCTGTGGTTCGTCACCATTGTCACAGTCCTTTGTCTGAAATTACCCACGGCTGAGGTTAAAGAACCTTCTCCCGTTGTCGAGGTGGTAGAGGTAGTCACCCCGGAGCCAGAGCCGGAGGTGACACCTCAGCCGTGGACAGACGAGGAAGTGATTGTACTGGCGAAAATGCTATGGGGAGAAGCCAGAGGGGTCAGCTCTGACGCTGAGAAAGCGGCTTGTGTGTGGTGTGCGCTCAACCGTGTCGATCATGGTTACGGCGATATTATAACGGTCGTGACTACACCTAAACAATTCGTAGGGTACAAAGAGAAAAATCCGATCGATGACGATTTGATTACTCTCTGTATAGATGTACTGACTCGCTGGTATGCAGAGAGAGAAGGTCAGGTTGAGGTCGGTCGTGTCCTCCCTGTGGATTACCTGTGGTTCTCTGGCGATGGCGAGAGAAACCACTTCCGCAACGCCTACCGTGGCGGCGATAGATGGGACTGGTCTTTACCGAGTCCGTATGAAAGCTGAGGTAAGCCTATGAGCTATTTGAATATACCCGCTGAGCTTCGAGGGGAAAAGGCATGGGTCAATGTGTGGGACGGGTCAAAGGTTCCCATGCAGGCTACCGTAAGAAAGGCGGCTTCTTCCTCTAATCCTGATACATGGTCAAATTACATTGACGCTGAACACAATGTCCAGCACGGCTACTATGACGGTCTTGGCTATGTATTTCACGATACAGGGATTGTAGGTATCGACATTGACGATGGCTTTACTGATGGGCTTCTAAACCCGCTGGCGGCTGACATTATCGGTCGTTGCCACTCCTACACGGAAAAGTCTCGAAGCGGGAGAGGGGTTCACATTCTCGTTCGTGGAGAGCTGCCTTTCAAGGGTAAGAACAACCGTGCCGCCGTGGAGATTTACAAGAGCAATCGGTACTTCATCATGACCGGCGAGGTTTTGATCTTCTCCGAGATCGTTGAAAACCAGTCAGCGATTGACTATGTGATCGAGAAATATTTTCCAGACACACCGAAGGAAAGTAGCTCAGGTACGGTTGCCCCTCAGCGTATCTATTCCCCCATCTATCGCCGTCCTGAAAACGGCAAGCTGCATTTGAAGCCTGAATACCCGCCTATCACACCGGGAAGCCGGAACCTCAGCCTGACTTCTCTGGCGGGTCAGCTCCATAACCAAGGATACACCAAAGCAGAGATTTACAAAGAACTGTTGTACGCCAACTCCCAAGCCTGCAAACCCCCGCTTCCGCAGTCAGAAGTTGAGTTGATTGTCAACAGCGTGACCAGATACAGGAGGTAATTATGAAACCTTATCAGCGTGGCGATGTTGTTATCATTGATGTTCCCATGCTTGCCAACAGTCATATTCAGGCCGGTAAGCGTCCGTGGGTAGTTGTGCAAAACAATGTCGGCAATCAGTTTTCTTCCACCAGCATTGTCGTTCCCCTGACCACTAAAATCAAGCGGCTCGAACTGCCGACCCATGTGGCTGTCACTTGGGGTTCTTTACAGCCGAGCATGGTTGAGTGTGAACAGGTGCGTGTCGTAGATGTGTCCGATGATTGGGAATACATCTGCACTCTGCCGCCTGAGATCATGCGTCATGTGGACACCGCTTTGAAGAACGCTTTCTTCTATGGGGGGGGTGTAGACAGTGGAGAGTGAGAAGAAAATCTGTCCGTTGTCAATGAGCTGCCCCGAAGATATTCCCCTCTGTCCCTGCCAGAAACAGCGCTGTGCATGGTGGGATGAAGACTCTCAGGACTGTGCCGCCGTGGTGCTGGCGAGAGCGATGAAGAAAAGGAAGTGAAACTATGGCTGATGAAATCACAACTGTCCCCGAAGAACAGGCTCTTTTCCAGCTCTCCAACGGTCGTTACATCATGGACGAAGCTCAGTCCCGTGTGATGTTCCAAATCAAGGAAGCACAACCTGAGCATAGCCACCCGATCAGCGGCACGGGGTATTCGTGGGACGAGTCCGGCATGGCGGAGCTGTTCTCCGAGTGCTACAAGAATGATACCCGCTACTGCCCCGAAGCGAAAAGCTGGTTCACCTACTCCGAGGGTGCATGGCGTAAGGACACCGGCTCTCTATTGGTAGCGGAGAAGATCAAAGAGTTCTGCCGCCTGATGGCTCTCTACTGCGGCGAGATCGCCAATGAAGAACGCCGCACCGAGTACATGAAGTTCATCGTAAAGATGGGCGACCGGCGCTTCCGTGACCGGCTGATGAAGGACGCTGCCAGTGTGCTTCCTATCGCTTCGGCGGAGTTTGACGCAAATCCCTACCTTATCAACTGCAAGAACGGCACTTTCGACCTCGAAAAGATGGAGTTCCGGGAACATGACTGGAAAGACTTCCTGACCATGCAAACCAATTTCAACTACACCTTGCAGGACGCACGGTGCCGCCGCTGGGAGAAGTTCGTTGCGGAGGTCACTTGCAATGATGAAGACAAGGCTGACTATCTGCAAAAGGCGCTGGGGTACTCCATGTTGGGTATGGCGAACGAGGAATGTATGTTCATTCTCCATGGCAAGACCACTCGCAACGGCAAGTCCACTATGCTCTCGGCAATTCACCACCTTCTCGGTGACTATGCTTCCGTGTCCCCCGTGTCGATCATCTGCAAGGCAGAACGGTCGAAGAACGCCGAAGCAGCGAACCCCATGCTGGCTTCCCTGAAAGGCAAGCGATTTGTCACGATGGCTGAGAGTAACCAGTATGGCAAGCTGGACGAGGAAACAATCAAGCAGCTCACAGGCGGCGAGGAAATCAAAGCCCGTAACCTCTATGAGACTGCCACGACCTTCCTGCCGCAGTTCACCCTTTGGCTCTCCTGCAACGATCTTCCCACCGTCAGCGATAAGTCCCTGTTCGCTTCCGACCGTGTGCGAGTGATCGAGTTCAACCGTCACTTCACCGAAGCGGAACAGGACAAGAACCTGAAAAATGAGTTCCAGACACAGGAAGCTATGCAGGGCATTTTCGCTTGGCTGGTCGCCGGATACTTCAAGTACAAGCGGTTCGGTCTGAAAATGTCCCCCGCCATGCGGAAGGTGGTCAATCAGTACGAGCGTGACAACGACCTATGCCTGCAATTCCTCGAAGAACGCTGCGAGCAGGCTGAGGGTGTCAACACTCGCTCAAAGTCTCTGTTTGACGCTTACAAGATTTGGTGCAAGTCCAACGGGTACTTTGCCTGTTCTGCCAAGCGGTTCAACGCCGACATGGAAACGCACCCTGAGTGGCACGGCGGTAAGGTCGTGTATCAGGGCTACCCCGTCTACAAGAACCTCAGACTGAAAGGAGCGTCCTAATGAACCGGTCATGTAACTCTATCCTATGCCGCTTCGGTATCCACACAGCAGACCCGTATGTTCATATTCAGGTCAAGTGCCGTAATGGTTCTCACCGTTGGCAGAGCAATTATGAAGTCTGTAAGCGGTGCGGCAAACGCCTGAGAAAAATCCGTATTGTGAAGGAGCGTCCGTGATGAAAATTACTCTTGATATTCCCGATGGCATTATTGCAGGGTTCCTCAATAGTGTAGAGGTCACGGCTCACGGTATGCAGTTGGTATCCTATCAACTCAGCACTGACGATCTGAAAGATGGTAACACCGTAAAACTCCCTCGTGAACAGGAGGTGACAGTATGATTGCCACCAATGAAGAACTCGCCCTGCTGGAAAAGTGGAAGCGAAAACTCTGCTTGCAGGAGTGGCGAATAAAGCTGTTGACCCACCTTCACCCGGAAGAAATGATGGTGCGTAATACCGCAGGCTGTACCGAGTGGTCAGAAGCAATTAAGACCGCTCGTATTGAGATCATCAACCCTGCCTGCTACGGCGACCGCATTGTGCCGTTCGATTTTGAAAAGACGCTGGTACATGAGCTGCTACACCTGAAATTCTCCTTCTGGTGTCAGAACGAAGATGATGTTGGCGATAGAGTCATGCACCAGATGATTGACGATCTCGCAAGAGCTTTGACGGAAGGGGACAGCGATGATGAAGCCTGAATACTGCCCCGATTATGTGGGCGTTGCCTGCGTTGATGGCACTTGCCCTGTTGCCAACTGTGAAGAATACGCTGAGCGGTGTATGCCTGTCATTTCCAGTTGCCGGGACTGCTTCTATTATAAGGGCTGTGAAGACTGTGCAATCTCTGACGATTGCGACCGAATGGGGGATAAACATGAGTAAAAAGTGTGTATGTGGCAATGAAATGACTCGTGAAAACTGGAAGCACGAGTGGGTCTGTCATCGTTGTGGACGAAAGCGGCCTATCCCACTACCCCCGATGTTCACCGTCTTCATGTGCCGTAAATGTGAACACCTTCTGTATGTCGAGGAAGACGAGGACTTTCCTCAGAAGCTCGGAAAAATCGCCGCAAAATCCTGTCCCTGCTGCGGCGAACAGGAAGAAGGTCTGTGGAGACTTCTCGGCAGAGCGGAAGGGTTCGAGGGAACCGTGTTCACGGAGGAAAGCGATGAAGACTGAGAAAAAGAACCTCCGCCGCATTTCCATCGTGGTCACAGCACAGACCAAGGGCAACCTTGAACGGCTGGCGGCGGTCTGCGGCTACTCGGAGATCGGTCGGGTGGTTGACAAACTCACCCGTGAGAAGATGATCGCCCTCCATGATTTTGAAAGAAAGGAGAAGCACTATGAATGATGTAATGGAGCAAATCAAAACGCTTTCTGCCACCTTCGACGAGGAAACCACCCGCTTTCACCCCACCGGCAGACTGCTGTTGCTGGGTTCCTACGAGAGCGTATTTCTGAAAGCGGTCAAGCGCAAGGCTGATCTGTTGGGCATTGACTGTGACCTCACTCAATACCCCTGCCCTCCGTACAAGGCCGTGGTGGTGGACAGAGAAACCGTCCCGTCTGACATTAAGCTCACCGCCGAGGTTGACATTGACCACTCCTACTCACAGGGAATGTCATCGGTGTCTCAGGCAACTTTGGCGCTCCTGCTGGCATTGGACTTGGTTCACGCTAAGGACATTACCATTGTAGGTCGGGGTCATGCCGTTCAGAACTTGGCAAAGTACCTCACCCTCGGTAACGCAACGGTGACAGTGGCGCACTCCAAAACCAAGAGTCTCTTGCAGGTCACGATGAACCGTGATGTAGTGATCTACGCCACGCCGACTATCACGAAGGACATTTCCTACAACACCCGTGATCTGGTCATCGACCTCGGCAACAGTGTTCCTCACCCTGACCGCTTCAACTGCCCCTATGTGAACAGGATTGGTCAGCTCACCGTGAGCGTGTTGCTCAACCGCTTTGCGAGAAAGGAGCATAGGACATGAGTGACATTCTGACAACTATCGCCACCGTTGAATGGATTGTTGTAGGCTGTCTATTCCTCTGGCGACTGCGCCACTGGAACCGCCGCTTTTCGGAACTCTATGACGAGCTGCGAAAGGAGATCGACCATGGATAAGGAAGACGCTCACATTGTCATAGCGATGGCAAATCACAACATGAATGTTACCGATGTTGCCCGTGCTATTTTCGCACACAGAAACACGGTTCTCTATCACTTGAACAAGGTGAAACAGCAGACCGGGTTAGACCCTCGGCGGTTTTATGATTTGGTCGAGCTGGTGAAGATGGCTCAGGAGGTGTTGGAAAATGGGTCTTGATATTACGGTCATGGAACGCAAAGATGTTCGCTGCCCTCATTGTGGTGAGGTCGTCAATACGGTAGATATTGCCAGCACCGACAGCGGCGGTCGTGCGTGGTATGAGTTCTTGGAAAATATCGGGTACTGTGTTCCTTACGGCAAGCGTACCGAAGAAAAAGATTGGAACTGCTTGGACATGGTTCTTGACAACGAGCAGGCAAAGCAGCTTGCAGACTACGCCGTGAAGAAAGAAGTCTACAACTGGGATGGAGTGGAGAGCGTTGTAGCAACGGCACTTATGCACGAGAACAAGGTGGTTATCAACGCCAACTGGTAGTTAGGTGATAAAGGTGATAAAGGTGAGTGTTTTTGCAAAGACTTTTTTCAAATTGGCGTGTTTTGAAAAATTGTTTTTCGTATTTTAGGTGAGTTAGGTGAGTAATCGGGCATAAATGCCTATAACTCTCTCTTATACGCGCGTATATAGAAATAGTTATAGGGAAATGCACCCGATTACTCACCTTTATCACCTTGGCAACTTTGAAAGGAGAAAACAACTATGGCAGATGAAATTGTGAAAAAGCGCACTCGGCCTGATCGTAAGGAAGCCCTGAGCGTTCATACAGAACCGGGTGACAACAGAAAATATCTGGAACATTCGATGGTCATGCTGGACTGGCCTGATGTGAATGTGAGAGAGCCTGAACAGGTTAAAGAGCGTATGGGTATGTATTTTGCTCTGTGCGCTCAGGACGATATGAAGCCCTCTGTTGCTGGTATGGCATTGGCTTTTGGAGTTGATAGAACGACTCTATGGAAATGGGCAAATGGAGTGGATAGTAAGACTTTGCCCCCGGAAAGCCGCAACCTCGTTAAAAAGGCGTATCAACTTTTGAACGCTCAGATGGAAAACTATATGCAGAACGGAAAGATCAATCCGGTCGCCGGTATCTTCCTGATGAAGAACAACATGGGCTATGCGGACAAGCAGGAGGTCGTGTTGACACCCAACCAGCAGCTCGGAGAGCAGGTTCCCGCCGAGGACTTGGAAAAGAAGTACCTCGAAGATGTGGTGGGTACGTCCAGCGACTATGACCCGGAGGACTAAGCGACTTTCACGACTTTTGCGACTATGGCTTACGACTATGCCGAACGACTTTGCGACTTTCGCCCGAACGACTTTGCGACTTTCCGGCGAGGGTCTGCGACTTTGACAGAGCTGCCGATCTCCCCACGAGGTCGGCGGCTTTTCCTTTCCTCGGCTGATCGGCGGCGGGTTCCACCGGGGCGGCGTGGGCGCTGCCGGGGTTCCGGCCTGATCTGAAAGCGGTAACATTTTTCAGCCCTTTATATTGTATAGCTGCCGTATTTGCGAAAAATCTTGATTTTCTTTTATATTTACGCTTGACAAGTAAATGCAAATATGCTATCATGTATTTACCGAAAGGCAGTAAATGTAAATTGAATTTTGAAAGGGGCTTATATCATGAAAAAGATTTTTGATTTACCCGTTTGCGGTTCTGACCGGGCAAAAAGTTTTTACGGAAAAGCAAAAGTTATTGAAACGGATAACGGCGAAAAAGTTTTACAATCCTATAATACTTTTGTTTGTCGTATCACGGCGGCGGGGCGGTTCGTTCGTATGTGGGGCGGCTATTCCGCTACTACAATGCGCCATGTAAATAGTTTTCTTTCATTCTATGATATGAACGGCGGCGGGAAATCATGGTGGGATATGCAGCCGGTAGAAACGGAAAAGCCGAAAGCGGCGGATATGACCCCCGCCGAAAGTTTGAAAGCCATGTATAACCGCCGTTCCGCTAACAGTGTGAATTATTGAAAGGGGTATATATATCATGAAAAGAAAAGAGTTTATCGGAAAATTGACCTATTACGAACGCTTAAATTGTTCTTATTATGGGAACCCTCGTTTTTATGGGGAATTTACAAGCGAAAGTGGGGAAATGTTGATAGGAAAAACCGCTGTAAATGCAGCTTGTGCCTATGGTTTTTTGAATTATCAAAACGAACCCCGGAAAATCACATATCATACAACCCGGAACGGAAATATCATTTTTGATTATATTACAGTTTTGAAAGGGGCGGCGGATCATGAATAAACGGGAATATTGCGAAAGCCGGGAAAGTATCGCCTATTACAGCGGCTTGAATGGCCTTGAAATCAAAGGCATTGAATACGGCATTAACGATTATGTTTATTGCGTTTCCGGGGCGTGGGGCGGCGGTAAAGCGTTCCACCGGTGCAAAATACAGTATACCCGGAAAGGGGCGGCTTTTTTCCGGGTGCATGGGTATAGGGTTCCGCTTGATGAATGTATTAGAATGGGGGTTTAATTATGAATTATATTTTTAAAACAACGGCAACAATGAAAGAATACAACAATAAAAAGTGGTACATTGACGGCGGTATTGTTTCAGATATGCGCATAGATGCGAATAGCGTAGAAAATGCGCTTGAGATTTACCGGGAACGGGTGGAAGAAAAGCATTGTATCACCATTTCCAAAAATGCCATTAAAAACAAGTCGGAAATGTTCGTTGATCTATTAGGCGGGGGCGCAAAACAAGTTGGTTATGTTATCACGGGCAAAACAGAGTTTGATAAGGGCGATTATACCGGATACAGCACACAATATATTGATCTATGGGTGACAATTCTAACCGTTGTCGATACGGTGTTTTAATAGGGCGGTGGAAGCGTGTATATTGTGTTGCTGGTTCTCTTGCTGCCGGTTCAAATCCTGATTGAAATATTGAAATTGAATAAGTGAACGCCGCCCCGGTGCTATTCCGGG